AAGTTTCTATCAGTAACTTGTCCTGCGAATGAGTTTGTCATTATTCGTTAATTACAACTCCAGAATATCTGTGATGTTCCTCATTGGCATCTCCTTCATTATTGAATCGTTTTCTTTCAGAAAACATTTCTGTCCACTGATCGTTACCTTTATAGTAAACTTCTTTGTTACAAACGAGTTTCTTAATATGAGATGCCATGGGGTTAAGGCAGTGATGTATTATTTATCAGAGACCTGCATCAATTAATCGTTGTTGCGGGTGTCCTAAGAATTAAGCGTTTGCAATTGGTGTCAGTCCATCAAAGAATGGGGATGAACCATAAAGATACAAAGTGCCAGCGGCGCCATTGGTAGATGCTGTTGCGTTTAGTCTAATATTACTGGTATTAGCAACACTGGCAGTCCAGGAAATAGTTGCAACGGTTCCATTTGTTATAGAATTTTCTGTTGTATAAGTACTTGTGACAGCAGTAATATTCGATCCACTTCCCCTAAATGTTATATAGATTTTACCCATTCTTACTCCATTTGGATAGCTTGAATCTACAAAAGCCCAAGTAAGTTCAGCAAATCCGTGACCGCTAGTCATCTGAATACCGAAAAGACCTGTGGCCGTGGTTGATGTTGTATAAGCTCTGGAATGAGAAGCTAACTTTGTTTGCTGAAATTGAATAGGTCCGTTTACCTGAAGCAGGGAATCTCCAGAAGAGGAGGTCAATCCAATCAACAGCCTGCCCGAGCTGTCTAGGCGCATACCTTCATTCCAACTTATTGCTGCGTCTGCAGTAGAATTTGCAGCAGAATTAAATATAAAATTTTCATCAAATAATGCTATTCTTTGAGCATCACCAGCTGCTATGTATCTATAAGCACTACCATCATAATAATAGTTTCTTCCCATATCAAATTGAACACCTGAATAGTCAAATAAAACACCTCTCTCAACTTGCAAAACAGTTGACACATCGCTAGATTGCCAACCAGCATTTGGTGCTACTCCAATAGCTACCTTACCGTCTGCATCGATGCGCATCCGCTCACTACCAGCCGTATACGTTGCCATATAATTACCGGCAACATTATATCTTAATTGTCCTTGAGCATTGGCACTTCCGACAGTGGTGTTCTGACCAAAGAATAAACGACAATCTCCAGTGTCGTTTGTTAATTGAATAACTGGTCCAACACCAGTAGTAGAATTATTTAAATGAAGATTGTTAATTGGATTATCAGTTCCAATCCCAACTTTGCCAACACCTTCATTTAATATTAAATTTCCAGTTCCACCATTACCAGAATTAACAACTGCATTTGTTGTAGTACAATACAATCTCATTGAACGAGCAATTGTAGAATCTACAATTCCCAAACCACCTTCATCAGTATCACTTGATTGAGTAATCTGTAACCTTCCAAAAGAATTGGTTGTTCCACCAACTGTCATATTACCACCAGTTACCTGGAGACCACTCTGAGCGGTGATAATACCAACGGAATCTATATTAGTTACATCTTCATAAGATAGAGTACCTGCAATGGATACCCTGTCATTAGCCCCACCAATAGTAATCAGATTACCACTACGGGGATTGATATTATTAGTGAGAATATTTGACATCGATCAAATTACTTTTTTACTATTTATCAATGCATAAAAAAAGACCCCTTGCGGGGTCTAGTGTTAGATGTGAGAGAAGTATCATAAGAATGATTACCTCCTCTGTATATCACATCAGGTTCTTAACAGCAACTCTTCTGTAGTAACGGTTAGAGTTAATACGAAGTCTGCCAAGACCTTGTGTAGTGCCTTCAGCGAAGGGGTTAGCGACAAGACCATAACGCGTCTTGAAGCCAATTTTGGGCTGGAAGGTGTTCTCACCAACGGCACGAACCATCTGGAGAGGAACATAAGGACAGTAGAACAAGCCAGCGTCATAAGGTGAAGAACCTTTGTAGCCAACAACGTAGTACTGATTACCACCACTTACGTTTGTGGGGGACAGGTTAGCCGAATAGGGGTCGATGTATACACGGAACTTACCGTTGATCGTACCAGCGAATGTGTTACCCGTGTCATCGACATTCAGGTTTGCATTCAGTGCTGGGGTGTAATCAAGGATACCAGCCATGGTCAGTGCGGAAGCAACGTCTGCGGAACACAGAACCATGTTGCCCTTTCCTCTACGAGTTCTTTGAGCAATCGCGTTAGCGTCTCTCTCGATTTGGAACAGAAGACCTTTGAACTTCTCAACGGACCAACGACCATTAGAGTCAACGTCCAGGTCGAAGATACCAGCAGTTGCGGTGTTAGAAACAGCGCCTTGCTCAGCAACTTTGTAGATGGTACGGATAACTTCTCTGTTGATTTCCGCAAGGATTTCAGTAGAGAGGATATTAGCCAATTCGGCTTCAGCGTTAAGACCGTGAATAGCCTTAAGGTCTTGTGCCAGTTCCAAGCTGTACTCTGCTTTCAGAGCTCTAGACTTGGCGGTTACTGTGACTTTCTCGATCGAGAAGGCCATCTGGTTGAACTGATCGCCTGTGCCATTGCCCAGATTCTCAGAATCACCTGTAACCATACCGCCACCGGCGTTGTATGGTGATGGGTTAGTTGTTGCAGTACCAACGGGGTTGAGTACGGAAGGATTGCTACCATTTTGTGCGGTAGTACCAAGGCCAACGGCGCCATCGGCGAAACCGGCTTCCAGGTTGAAACCGTCGTCCTGACCAGAGAATCCGGTATCAGCTTCGTTGAACAGTGCTTCGTTACCAGCTTGATCTGTATAACGTGAACGCATTGCGAAGATCAGTCCAGTAGGACCGTTCATCGGTTGAACACCAGCCAGGTCATATGCGACCAGGTTGGGCATTGCGCGTCTGATCAAGGAGATCAGAACGGGGTCGAAACCAGCAACTGGACCAGTGGCGGGGGCAGAACCAGAGAAACCACCAGATGCACCAGCAGCGTTACCACTGTTGGTAGGGGTTTCCATCAGGTTGATACCCTGACTAAATGCTTGCTCCTCACGGAGGAATTTTTCTTGGTTTTCGAGCAGGACTGCGGTTACGCTTCTACGATGTGAATCCTTGATGGGATCAAGACCTTCATAGTCGAGAAGTGGACTCCACTTTTCCTGCAGATGTTCAGATTGAAACATTTGCTTTTTACCTAATAGTTAGTTTTGTTTGAATGAATGCTATATTCAACTTTTGAATGCACCCAGTGTTCTGAGATATGCGTCCATGTTGGAACCAACAGGAGCTGGGGTTGAGTCAACACCCTCAGACAATGTTTGTGGCGCATCAGATTTTGTAGTTGGAGTTCTGGAGAAGTAAGACTCCTTCAGAGTTTCCAGCTTTTCACGATATTCTTCTTCACTTTCAAACTCTACGCTTTCAGCGAGTGAAGCGAGCTTCTCTTTCTGTGTAGTGGCAAGGCCTTCAGAAACAGTATCAAGAATGTTGTCAGAAACTGACTCGGCAAGACGCTTGTTCAGGCCGATATTCTTATCAATTTGCTCGTTGAGTTTTGTCTCCATATCATCAAGTTTGTCTACCATGCTCTCAAGTACATCGTATTTTTCTTCAGGGATAGTTACATAATGCTCTTCAAAGAGACCCTTCATTCCAGAGAGGAAGGATTCTGTCATTTCGGTCTTGAGACCATGTTCGATCGCCAACTCATTCTCAGTCATCCACTCCAGGCAGACATACTCAAGATAAGAGTCAACTCTTTCAGTAAGAGCACCCTTAAGGGTTTCTCTTTCTTCGTCCAGTTTGGCTTCAAACTGAACTTCCAGGGTTTCCTGGATTTCTTTGATTTTAGAGGTTAGTGCGGCTTCAAAGATGACTCTCGCCTTTTCTTTGAATTCTTCGGAGAGTTCCTCACCACCAAGGAGTGCGTTAACATCCTCTTCGATGTCTACGGTCTCTTCTTCAGAAACTTCTTCAGAAACAATCTCTTCTTCCTCAAGAACTTCTTCTTCAGAATCGATTTCTTCCTTAGCCATTTTCTTCATTGGTTCAGGTGACTTAGCACCTTTGTTGACTACATCATGAACCGTTTTAATTTTAGGTTCTTTTAGTTTAGCCGAATCATTAGTTGGGCTGTAATTCTCGGGGGTTGGACCACCGAGATCTTCATAAGAAGTTGACAGTCCTTCGCCAGGGTTCTGCAGATGTTGCACAGGCTCTGCAGCTTTAGCGTTGGCGTTCACAGCAGTTTTAGATTGCTCCATTTCTTGTAAATCTCCACGAGACATTTGAGGGTACTCCGATTAACCTTTTTAATCTATATTTATTTATAATTAATGTATTTTAAATAACTCATCAAAGATTATTTAAGAAGTTATTGAACAGACCTAATTTCTGTTCATCAAGTTGTTTGGTTGTTACAAGCGTGTTAATGTGCCTGTAAGTTTTGGCGGCTTGTTGTTCTCTGAGAATGCCACCATCCCAGATCCACTCTTTACCTTCCATGATACCTTCAACGAAAGCATCAGGTGCAGAAGGGTCTGCTACAATATCAGCAGCAGTGGCCAACATAAAGTCGGAACCAACAACGTTGATACCATCTCTAGTTTTAGTCAGTGATCCGATGCCTCTAGAAGAAACACCCAATTTAACACCTTCACCAATAAGTGATTGCGCAATCTGACCCATTGGGGTTGAAAGGATTTTGGCCTTACCAATAAAGTTTGTCCCGCTTTCTCTTAATGAAACAATTTTGTGACTGACACGATCCAAGTTAACTGTCGGACCATCGGGATGACCCAATTCGCCAAGAGCTCTCCCGGCATTGATATGGTTTTCTGTGTATCGTTGGACTTCCTTTCTCAGGCCCTCCATTTGATACATTCTTCCATTGCGATTACAGATGTCTCCTTGAAGGAAGATACCTTCAATGAACATACTCTTTTTACCGTTTTTTTCTTCAACGATAAAATCAACTGTTTCGATTTCTTCTCTAATAAGTTGCATTGTTCTCAGGATCTTTGTACTTGTTGGATATGGACGGTGCCAGTTCCAGATACTGTAACTGCGGCAACCTTAATTGACCTTCTCAATGTTGCATAATTTGGATTAAATGTTCCTACAACAGAGGATGAATTATAATCAATGACACATCTTGTACCAAAAAATCCATCAATACCAGCTGTATTATTGACTGATAGAACGTTTTGATGTGTAAAATCAAATGCTGCTTGACCATCAACAGTCAACGATACTGCTTCTCCTACTCCAAAAGGACATCCAGTCCCTTCAGGAAAATCTAGAGTTGTAGTAGTTCCTTTTGTGTATGCAACAACTCTTTGAGATGCTACAGGTCCAAGTGAGATCTCTTCAGTATCCGCTATAGATACAAAAAAGTTTGAAGAAGTTGCAGTTGGGTTATTTCCGTATGCAATATGAACCCCTGCACCCAATGCTACAACTCTAATAGTATCCGATTGTTGCGGAATTGCTGATGTTTGAGTAGAAGAAGTACTGGTTGCAAAAGTACTATTGACTCCTACTGGTCGTGTCGCGCCCATTATTTTAATTACAATAGTTACTTATAAAGGTATTTAGTATTACTCTTCTTCTGAAGGTTCTACTTCTACCTGAGATTCAACTTCTTCATCAGAAACACCATCATCAAAAATAGACGCAGCTACATTTGGTCTGATAGTTTCAATCTGTTCTGCACTCTTTGC